TCGCCGTTGCACCAGAGCCCGTTGGCCTCGGTGAACCTGGCAGCCGCGATGAGGCTGGGGAAATCGATCATTGCATCAGGCACCTGGCCGCTGCGCTGCAGGGCCCAGAGCACCAGGTCGGCAATGTTGTCGGAGCTGGCCACTGTGGAGTCGAGCAGCCGCCCGCGCTCCACGATCGTGCCGCCGCGCAGGAAGATGTTCCAGCCCAGGCGCCAATCATCAGACCCGCCGGTGAACGCGGCCCCGGCCTCGAAGGTGCTCAGGCCTTGGTAGTTGCCGCCGCCGCCGGTGTAGGTGGGGAAGGTTGGAACGGAGTAGCCGGTCTGCGCAGTGGCGAAGTTGCCGGGGGCCCAGGATCCGGCCCTCTGGGAATGATTCTGGGAGAAGGTGCCGATCCGGCATTCGCCCAGCCTCACGTCCCGGCGCTGAATATCGGGGAGCCGACCATCACAGATCACCATGTGATAGCGGCTGGTGACCGTGGTGGAGGTGTTCTCGAACCTCGCCTCCGTCGCCCGGGGGAACACCAAAACGCCGCCGACGTTACCGCGGCGCCGGCCCCAGATCACCGGGATCGGCTCGCCAACGACCATGGCCGCCTGAGGCACCTGCAGCGGCGAGTTACCGGCGGCGGCGGCGGCGGCGGCCGGCGGCGGGAGGTTGCCGGATTGGGCGGCGGCGGCAGGGGCGAAAGTCGCCGCGACAGCGACGCTGGCGCGAGCTGCTGGCGGCCGAGCCGCTCCGCTGACGGGTGCCACCGCTGGAGCTGACGTTGGCCGAGCCTCGAGCACACGTCGCGCCTTGGGGTCCCACGCCTGAGAGGCGTCGGGATAGCGCATCCTGCTCGCGTCTGGATACTTCATAACCGGCAGGGCACCCCAATCAGCGCCGTGATAGCCGTCACCGGCGGGAACTGCGCTCCCAGTGGCGAGAGAGCAGATCCCAGCTTCCAGGTGATCTGCGTCAGGCTGCCGCCGGCCCCGATCACCTGGCCAACGCAGCTGGCCGCCAGGACATAGCCGCTGGCTGGTGGAGTGGAGCTCAGCTCTTCATCCCATTGGATCACCCGCAGTGTGGCCACCCAGGCGCCCGCCCTAGCCCGCTCGGTCAGCTGAAAAACCGACGGCACCGCCGGCAGGGTGATGCTGGCCTGATCGCCCACGGCCTGGCCTGAGGTGATGCCTGCCCAGTCCAGCTGCTGATAGGCCCAGGGTTGGGAATCCCAGCTCACGATCTGATCGATCGCATAGGACTGCCATCGAGCGAAGGTGGTGCCAAACCCATCGCCCAGCTCCAGGAATGCAGCTTGCGCGGTGCTCACGGTCAGGCGCCCCGCAGCGCCATGCGGCCGGCAGGGGTGCCGAGCTGGCCCAGGATCCCGGAGGCCAGAGCCTGCATGCCGGCCTGGAAATCCGCCATGCTCACGGTGTCTGTGCCATCGGGCAGCCGGTAGACCGGGCCGGTCTGGATCGGGATGCTGATGCTGGTGGGGGTGGAGCTCCCCCCGCCGGCCCGGGCCCTCGTGTGGTCGATCACCGTTTCGCGGGGGTGGAGCATCGCCATGAAGCCGCCCCTGCCGTCGAGGCCGCCGGAGCGCGGGGCGCTGCCGGTGTAGCCGCCGCCTTCAAAGCTGGGAACCGATACAGGGGCAAAGGTTGGCAACCTGGGGTGGCTGAGGCGGCCGGCCACGGCATTGACCGCGTTGATCGCTTGGTTGATGGCGCCCAGGAAGCTGTTGATCACCCGGGCGCCGAACTGGAGCACGCTGCGGAGCACGTTCTTAATGGCCCCGGCGGCGCTCTCAAACGGCGCGGCCAGTGCCGTGGCCACGTTGCCCATGGCGCCGCTTGCCCAGTCCCACACGGCGCTGATACCGGTGCGGATGGCCTTGCCGATGGCGGCGATCACCCCGCCGATGTCATCCCGGAAGGCGTAGACCAGCGCGCCCACGGCCACCAGCGCCGCGCCGATCAGCAGCGGCCAGCCCACGATCGTGGCGGCAAACGTGGCCAGTGCCGTGGTCAGCGGCCCGATTGCACCCAGCCATCCAGCGATGGTGGCGCCAATGGCCAGGCCCTGGAACGCACCCAGCACCGTGAGCACGCTGGCCACGATCGGGGCCAGCACCGTGAAGCTCACCGCCAGCAGGGCCAGGCCGCCAACGATGGCCTGGATGGGCCCGGGCAGCTTGGCAAAGCCATCGACCACTAGCGTGAGCACGGTGACAGTGGCATCAAGAGCCGGCAACAGTGCGACGGTGATCCCAGTAGCCAGGGCGCCGACCTTGCCGCCCAGCATGGCCAGCTTGTCGTTATATTCGTCGGCTTTTTCTGCAAAGGCGCCGGTCATCTTGACGCTGAGCGATTCGATGGCGGCGCCGCCTTCGTTCAGCATCGGGATCATCTCTGCTCCCGCCTTGCCGAACAGCTGCATCGCCAAAGCCGTCTTCTCTACTCCATCGGGCATGGCCTTGAACTTGTCGGCAATCTCCAGGGTCACCTGATCGGCCGTCTTCAGGTTGCCGGCTGCATCCTTGGCGCTGATGCCCAGAGCGTTCAATGCGTCGCCGGTTTTGTTGCCCTTGCCGTCCATCTCGAACATGCCCTTGCTGAGCTTGCCGAGGGCCTTGCCCACGCTGTCAATATCGGTGCCGCTGGTGGTAGCTGCCTTGTTGAATCGGGCAAGGGATTCAACGCTTACGCCGGTGCGTTGGCTGAGGTCGTTGAACTTATCGCCCGCCTCGATCGTCCTGCCCACCAGCGCCGCCAGGCCGCCCACGGTGGCCACCGGCGCCAATGCGCCGAGGGCCCCACTCAGCGGGCCGATCCTGCTGGTGAGTGTCTGCGCGGCGCCTTCCACCTGCCTGAACTTGCCCTGCAGCGCTGTGATCTGCTCGCCGCCGATGACCTTGGCGACGATCCTCAGCAGGGCGTCCATGTTCATGGCCATCAGCTCTTAGCCCCCTGATTCAAGATCTCGGCCTCGATCACCTGCACGTCTTCCACGACTTGGCCCAGGTTCTCCACTGAATACAGGCTACCGATGGCGATCAGCTCGGAATAGATCAAACCGGTGCGGTGGCCGTTGTCGGTACGCCACTGGGTCTGGCAGCGCCTAAAGAGCTCCGCCGCCGGCCAGTTCTCGGGCCAGACCCCAAAGTCCTCGGGCTCGTTCTGCGCTGGGTCCATCCACTCCGACGGCATCTCGATGCCCATTCCATCGGCAGCGGCTGCCAGCTTCAGAGGATTGTGATCAGGCGCCGCGCTCAGCCAATGCCGCGCGGCGCCTTGGAGTTTCCCCGCTTGGCTCCCTCCAGGCTCTCGGCCCAGGCGTCGCACACGGCCTTGGCCACCCCCTGGATCCTCAGGAACTTGTCAAGCGATGCTGCGGTGAAGTTGATCGGCTCGCCCTCGTCGTCGGTCACACCAGACCAACCGACCAACACCTCGGCCGCGATGGTCCGATGGTTGACCCCTTCCAGTTCAGGGTCATCCTCGCCGCGCTTCAGGAGTGCTGATCGCCTTGCTGATGCCACCAGCAGGTAGTCGATCCGCTCCTGATCGAGAAAGGCAAACTCAGCGGTAAAGCTATAGCTTTCGTTGGCCAACTTGCCAGCCACTTTCCATTCGTAGCTAGTAGCGACGGAGAGCTTGAATCCCATGGGGTGGTGGTGTAGTGAAGGTTCAGAATCGCCAGCCTGATCAGGTCTGAGCAATGGAGATTTCTTGGTTGGATGCCGAGGAGATCATCGTGAAGTCAAGCTTGAGCCCGACCTTTCCGCGGATGTCCACCAGCCCGACCGGCGCCAGCTGGATCTGGGGCAGGGTCAAGGTGGTGATGTTCCCGGCGGTGGTCCCCCACGGGAGCACGAGGGCGCCCAGGGTGGAGCTGGCCGCGTTGGTCAACACGTCGAGCGTTGCAATCGGGGGCCGGGCGATCGTGATCGAGCCGGTCACCGCTCGGTCGGTGTGGTCGATGTGCGGCGTACAGCCGGCGTGGTCGTAGAGCTCCGTGGTGTTGGCGATGGTGAGCTCGAACTCCTCGACGCAGATCGCCACGCCTGCCAGGGTCAGCCCGCCGGCTGGCGTGTTGGCGGAGTTGAACGCCACCGCCGGGGCTTGGGTGGGGAAAGTCGGTGTCGGATTGGCGAGCGTGCTAGGGGCGCGATACAGGCCCTTGTACGCAGCGGTTGCGGTGACAACCTCGCCAGCCTTGGCGCTGATCGTGATTGATTCGACCCGGGCACCAGCGCAGGCATAGCGCACACCATCCAGAAAGAAGCCCACCGAATAGGTGGTGGCCGGAGGAGGCCATGCCAGGCCATAGACGACGCTGGTGCCGCCCACCACCGCCTTATTGAGGCTGGCGGCCATCAGGTGCTTATCGAGGCCGGCGGCGGTGCCGGCGGTGCCGGAGCCGGAGAACTCAAACGGCGCTTCGAAGCTCATCAGGCGGTTGACCATCACCGCAGGCACGGGGGTGCCAGGGCGAGCGCTGAGCATGGAGCGCTCAGCCGCGCCGAAGTCTTGGATGGTCGGGGTGAACTGGCCCACCTGGACTACGTCCGCCCCAGCCATCGTTTCAAGGGTGCCGCTTGTGGCCTCGGCCTTAATCTGCAGCAGCTGGTCGCGGTAGGCCATCGGTCGGGTCCTCGGTGGGTTCGGGCTGGGGAGCGGAGGGGCTGGCGGTCAGCTCCCGCCATTCGGTATCGGCGGGATCCCGGTAAAACTCACCGGGGCCTTCGGGGTGGGGAGGCGCCTTGGTCATGGCTGGGTAACGTCAGCCTCAAGAGTCTGATATTGCACAGAGTAGGCACAGCGCACCAGGCAGGCCCGCATATCTGCGCTGTGCTCGCGGCCGATTGACTTGATGTCATCGCACAGCCCGCCCAGCTTGCGGTCGCTCATGATCCGGCTGTGAACCGCAACATAGAACGGGTCGAGCAGCTGCCAGTTCGGCGCATCGCCGGGGGCACGGAAGGCGCTGATAGTCACCACCACTGGCAGGGTTGAGCTGAGCTTGCAGGTGGTAGCGATCTCGTCGGACGACTGGCCATCTTGATCAAGGCTGATCACCGTGCCATCCGGGAAGCTGGCGACCCGCGCCGAGTCCAAGAACAGGGCGTCAACATCGGGGATGTCGCTCTGCCCTGCAGCTGCTGCGCCCTGCAGCCTGGTGGCCAGGGCATCCATAATCCGGCAGGAGATGCTCAGGGTCATGGCCTGCGCTGCTCCTGCAGGGCCACGCCGAGGGCCACGTTGGCGGCAGCGGCCCAAGCGGCCGAGGCGCTTGCCAGGGGTGCTTCACAGTTGGGCCTGTTGGCACGCAGGCAAGCAATCCACCCGGCGGTCAGCAGGGTTGCCCCGATCACCAAGCATGCCCCGGCGAACGACAAGCAGCGGCCTAGGAACTGGTTCACAACTTCCCCGCCCGGAGCCGCTCTTCGTGGTCTTCGAGGGTGTTCTGATGATGGGCCAGCATCTCAAGGATCTTTCCCTCAAAATTCCCAAGCCCCTTTGAGATCGCCCAAAGAGCTTTCACCCCGGAGGCTGCCGTAGCGCCAACCGTCAAGGCCAGCCCCGCCAGGGCAATTGACTCAGCGACTCCCATTCTGAAGCTGGTGGACTGTGCTTAGGCTAGGGAGCCTGAGCCGCCGGGGTCACACCGTTGGGGCGGCAGACTTGTAGGGATGCCCTACGGGGAGGAGGTTTTGCAGGTTAAATCCGGCGGGGCCGGCCAGGTAACCCTGGACCAGTTGAACGGTGGCGAGGCTGGTGCTAGGAGGGAGGACGACGATTTCCCATATAACGCCTACGAGTGGAGAGGCGTTATTGCCAATCGCCCCAAGTTGCAACGGGTGAGAAGCGTTTGCCGAGGAAGCGGCGTTTAGATCTGTGTTGTTTTTGATTTCCGCCCCGCCGTTGACCGTAATAGTCGACCTATTGGCAGCCGTTCCGTTGCCTGGATTGCCGATGTGCGTGATGATTGCAGGAGTGTTGGACGGATGCGCGTTGTCCGCTGATAAATTTCTGACTGTGAATTGGCCGCCTGCCCCTCTTGTTATTAGTGCGCCAGCCTTTAGATTGTGGCTAGAGCCGAGTCTGTCATCAAAATACAAAGAGAAGCCGTGGTTAGCACTCAGGCCGGCGTTGTTTCCTAGTAGTCCATGTAGAGCGTTAGGGTCAGCGCTATTCCCGGCCTGCCATACAGCTACAATAGTTGCGCCCGCGCCGGCTGCGGTATGCAGGAAATTCCAGATTGTTGAACTAGAAGAAGTGAGCCACTGGCTTCCGTTAAATGTTAGCCCGTTTTTGCCATTTAACGGACTTCCCAGGCCAGGCTGAGCCCCGCCAGTCGCTTGGTCGAAAACGCGACCAGCCCCCAGCTTTCTGTCCCGAATCTGGGATACCCCTGTCGCAATCGTAGTTGTGGCCGTGTCATGCGGCGTGAGCCATAGCTCAGTGGTGGCTAAGCTTGGGGTCCATAAAGTTGGCTCCGCCGCAAACCTCCCCGAATTAACCCAAATGACGCTCATGCCTGCCTCTCCCATGCCAGCGATTCACGCTCGGGCGTGGTGGGGTCGTCGGCCAGGAATTGACCATCCTCGCCGCGAGCCTGCACGACGACCCACGGATCCCCGGCGGCATCGACCCATTCCTGCCCCAGCGCCGTTGCAGCCGGGCGGGCAGCACCGCCCAATGCCGCAACGAATGCCCCGGGGAGGTGCAGCATCAGGGCCAGGGTGCGCACCTCCTGGAGCAGCTCGGGGCTCACCAGTCCTTGGCGCCGCAGCGCCACCCAGGCGGCCCGGAAGTCGTCCACATCGCCACCGCCCGCAGCGGCCAACAGAGTGGCGGGCAGGCTCAAGCCAGCCGCCGGGGCCGTTGCCAAGCTGCCACTTAACAACAGATTGATCGCAGGGTGCGCCAGGAGCGTGCGCTTAAAGGTGCGCCAATCCGGCTGCGGGGCCATTGGCGGCAGCGGTGCAGCCAGCCAGCCCCAGCGCCATTCCCCTGCCTCGCGGTCGATGGTGCGGGTTTCGCCGAGGCTGTGCGTTGCGGGGTCATATTGCGGCGCTGGCTCGCGCACGATCCGCAGCACCTCGTAGCGAGGATCAAGCCCCTCGACTGGCTCCTCATCGCGGCGGGGATAGTCGCGGATCAGGCCGGTTTCAGTGTCGAACAAGACAAGGTTTTGCATGATCAGGCCCTCCGCACAAACAGGCTGACTTTGAGGCCGGCCCCGGCAACCGTTGCCCCAGGTTGGTCAATGTCAATACTGATTTCGTCTTCGTCCGCAATGCTGGTTGTGGTAATTGTTGCGGCGTTGGTAGCGGTGGTGGAGGTGGTTTCGGTAGCGTCAATACTGAGCTTTGTTCCCAGCATTGAAACACCGTTCTTATTGATGTCTATAATCAGCGTCGAGCCGGTAGGCGCTATATTTACTCCTGCACGGACGGCAACAAGTGTTCCGGCAAAATCCGCTTTGAACCTTACTTTGTTGGCCCCATTAGTAATTACGGTGGATTCATCGCCTACTGAAACCTTGTAAACATCGGTCACTACAAGGTTGCCGCTTTGGATTGAAAGCCCACCAGTTGGCGTTAGCTCCTCAATGGCCCCGGTCCCAGCCGTAAATCGGCCAGCAATCTTTCCAGTGCCGATCGTGAGGCCAGAGCCGGTGATGACGCCCGCCAGTGCCATTTCAGCAACGTTGCCGACCACCTTCTGCAAGGCCTGGAGGATTGAATCGGTCGCCGCAACGGTCCCGGCCCCTGCGGTGAATCCGGTCAGAGCCGAGCCGATCGCTCGGACGGCAGTGAAGAACAGGTTGCCGCCGGATTCCGAAAGGTCTCCAGTTCCCAGGGTAACGGCGCCGGTCTGCCCATTGATTGAACTAACGGGTGAAATGCCATTAGGCAGTTGAATCCAGTCGGAAAGAGTTGCGCCATTATTTGCAACAATTACCCATTTTGTGCTGGAGTCGCTTCGGATGCACCAGTCACCGCCTTCCCCGCGAAGAGCGAGCATTGCGGACTGGTTGGCCACCGAGCCCAGGTATTGCACCAACGCGATGGCGGGGATTTGGCTGGTGGGCACCACGCCGCCCACCAGGTCGGCTTTTGCGGTGAGCGCCGCCGGCTGCACCGCCGTATCAGCTTTTGTGCCCTGCGCTGCCGTTGCATAGGTACTGGCATCCGTTGCCGCCGCTGTGCCAAGGGTGGGCCGCCCGGAGAGGTCGCCATAGGCGCCGGAGGAGGCAACTGCAGCCAGGCCCAGGCTAGCCCGACCAGTCGCCGCGCTCAGCCCCGTGCTGCTGCCGTCCCAGCGGAGCCGCTCGCTGAATGCCGTGTTCCAGTTCGCCTGGCTGGTGTCGAGCGGCAGGCTGTAGCCGGTGGCAAACGTCACCCCCAGCGACGCTGTGCCGCTGCCACTGACGCTGAAGCCCACGGGCATTGACAGCGACGGATACCCACCGCCGCCACCGCCGCCCGTGACGACCAGGGCCCCGCCCACGATCGCCAGGTCCGAACCCAGCGCGAGCACCTGCGGCGCGCCGGTGCCGCTCTCGCGGCCCAGGATGCCGGCCGTCATGGTCAAGCCGCTGGAGCCGATCGGGCCGGCGGGCGCCTTGCCGTCCAGAGCGGTCTGTGCTGCCGTGCTGATCGGCTTGTTGGCGTCGCTGGTGTTATCGGCGTTGCCCAGCCCAACCGTTGCCTTGGTGGCCAATGCGGCGATAGCGCTGGCCGGCGCATCCACGGTCGCGCCGCTTTGATCCATCGGCACCCGTTCGGCGCCGGTCAGAGTCGCTGCGTTCGGCAGCCCTGTGATCGTGACATCGGCCATGGGCTCAGGCTAGGGAGTCCTAAAGCGTGACCAGGTAGCGACCGTCCTGGGTCATCAGGCGCAGGCCGGAAAGGGTGGTGATGTTGTTGGCGGTGACGACAGCTGCCACCTTCATCAGCGGGATCCGGCACCAGGCTCCAGGGTCAATCCGCTGGGGTTGCATCTCGACCTTGTACGATTCGCCGCCGACCGTGATGGTCTGGCCATAGCCGAGGCCGCCGAACTCAGCGGTCAGTGCCTCCAGCATGTAATCAATTACGGTCACCTCACCGCCAAGGATGACCTCGCTGTTGAGCTTTAGAAATCCTCGCCCTGAAGCAGCGCCAGCAACAACGCCGACGCTGCCCAGGCGGTCAAGGGCCACCCGGTTGGCTGATGCTTCCAGGGTGGCCCAGCCCATCAGAAGGAGCCATTCAGGCGGACACTGCAGGTGGAATCACCATCGGCGCAGGTGGCAGTGAACACGCCGATCAGCGTGTTGCTGGTGGACACGGCGGTAACCAGCTTGGTGCCGGTGATGAAGTACGCCTTAGCGCCTTGCGATCCGCCAGAACTGGCAGCGGTGGACTTGGCGAGGGAGTAGACGCCTTCAAGCTGGAATGGGCCCGTCTCGCCGCTGGCCAGGTCAACGGAAGCGACGCCAAAAATAGAGCCAATGATTGCGCCGCCGCCGCTGGAAACGGCATAGGGAGCGGCGAGATCGAGGGACTTGCCCTCCTGGATGTAGTTCTTCACGGGGTTGCCTCAGGGTTTGAATTGAGATAGGCCGGCGATCCCGGCCCAGAGTCATCCGGCTCAGACGCCGGTGGAACGGTAGAAGCCGCGCCAGTCAGCCAAGGTGGCGTAGAAGTCGTGGCGCACCAGCATCTCCACGCCGTCCGGGTTGCGCTTCTCGGTGGTGGTGATCGTCGGGCCGCCTTCGCCGGCCAGGTAGCCAAACTGAATCATGTCGATTCGGTTGGGGTTAGCGGCCAGATACCATTGCGCTGTGCTATCCGCAGAAAGGCGTGCTTCAGAGATGATCTGCATCGAGCCGGCAAAAGGATTGACGGAAGCCAGCGCAGATGGCGCGTATTGAATAGGATTCACAACTTGCGCTGCCGCAGTTTCCAGTTCAACTGGCACAATCAGATAAGCGGGAGGCAGGTTAAGCGGAACGTTGACGGGGGGCTTGCTGTCGTCAGGGGCCGTTTGCTTTTTCATTTTAACCTTACCAGCATCAATCCCTGCAATACTGATTGGGCCGGTGCCGGTGTTGTTGTGCCCAGAAGCAAACAAAGCCTGCCCGTCAAGGCTGACGGTGGCGCCGTTAGACCCATCGGTTATCAAGGCCCAAACAATGTTCGATTCCAGCAAAGCGCAGCCATAGCCCATCTTTGATGGCAAGCGATCCAGCGCAGACAGATCGTCATTGATTAGCATTTGCCGGCTAATCATCAGACCCTTGCCGTAGGTGCTGAGCTGATAGGTGGTTTTCCCATCGCTCATGGTGCCAAACTTATACTCGCCATCTTCAAGCACCTTTTCGGGGACAATGGTGGCATTGAGTTGCACCAGGCTATTTTGCTTGAAATCGTTGTTATCTGATTGATTTGCCAGTGGGCGCCAGGTTTGCACCTCTTGATCGTAACCACGGGCAAGGGTTTTGTTTGCCGTGTTGAGGAGAATGCTCGTCAGATCAGAGGTGGTGTGGAACGCCCGCTCGATCAACTCGCTGATGCCCATCATGCGAACATCGGAGCGACTGAAGCCACGCATGGTCTCCAGGTACTCGGCGGCCATCTCGCGGGTGGTCATCCGCTGGTACTGGCGGCCCAGGTCGGTGGGCTGCTTGATGGCGCGGCAGCGGGCATCGATGCCCTCCTGGAAGCCACGCAGCAGGGTGTCTCCAGCGTCGCGGGTTACCTCGACCCGGGCAGGGTGGCCGGCGGCCACAGGAGACTTAGCCTCGACCGCCACACGGGCGGCGCGCACCACTTCGACCATCACGCCGGGGAGATCCTTGCCGGCGGTGGTGCGGATTAGCTCCTGCACGGTGGATTCGGTGAGGCCGCCAGCACCGGCAGCGCGGCGAATGTGAAGCTCGCGAGCCACGTCATCAGGGCCAGGCTCGGGAGCCTGAGCAACAACAGGCGCAGGGGTTGTGGTCGGTTCGGTCACGGCAGCGGCCTCAAGAGTGGCAGTGGCAGCCGGGTCGCCCCCGGCCAGTTCAGTTGCGGTGGTCA